GGTCCATATTCATCGACAACACTTTGAGGCAAACCATCCAGCAGAGCGGATTTCACATCACCCGATGCGTTACCCTGACTAGATTTTAATTGCTCCACTTGTGCGTTCAGATCCTTGATCTCCTGGCGCAGCGACGGGATCACCTTGACTTCAGCGCGGTACTTGCCCTCGACGACCTCGAAGCGATGGCGCCAGTAACCGGCGTCTCGGGTTTCGGGTTCGGGCTGTATGGCTTCTGTCTGCGGTGCCTTATCGGTTTGCGCTGCTACCGGCCCTGTATGCTCGGGTTCATCGTAAGCGGATGAGCGGGCGGTTTCGGCGGCGTCGGCTTGTGTTTGGACTGATTTCGGTAAGTTCATTGTTTCTCCAGCGTCTCGCGACGGGTTGGGAGTAAGTGCGAGCTGGCAAGTGCCAGGGTTCACAGAGCGAGCGTCTTAGCGGTTTCGCCCATAAAAAAACCGCCTCAAGATTTCTCCGGAAGCGGCTTTGTTATGGAAAGGGTTGGTTTATTTTTTGGTGAATATCACCTTGATGGGTTCGCCTTCGGTGCGGGTTATGGTGGCTACATACTCCGGCACAGCTTGGCCATAAGGGACGGGATCAAATTGGTCGCTGATAGCGACATATTCAATTCCATCGTGCTCATAGACCTGCTCGGCACGCACGGGAATACATTGCCCCATAACGGCATAAGCAGACTCTGCATCTTCCTCAATAACTATTGTGTTGATAACGAATCGGCCTAAACGGTGCGAATATTTCATGTGTTAGCCTTGTTTGCGTATGCGGTCGATATGGCCGTTGATGTCATCGACCAGCCTGTTGATTGTACCCAGCACCCCTTGGGCTCGGTGTATTTCCACCGGCTGCACTGCGTCCGATAGGAAGTCCAGGGAACGCTGCTTCTCGTACTCCAGCCATTGCTCCAGGGCTTTCCATCCGGGGTTGCCGCTGATTACCAGCTTGGCCAGAGCCTCCATTTGTTGCGCGTCTGGTTTCGTTGGTTTGTCCTGCATTCTGCTGCCTCATCTGATTCAGTATTTCCTGTATTTCCTGTATTTCCGCCAGTGTTTTCTCTGCTTTAACAGGTTCATGCCCGGCTTCCACGATGTCCTTCTCGGTCTGTGCTTGCGTTCTCTTGGCTTCGGCTTGCAGCTTGGCAATCTTGGCCTCCAACTCCGCGAGCATTAACTCTGACTGAGGATCTTTCTGTTTCATATTTTCTTCGATCTGGTCTTCAATGCCGTCAGGTACCAGGCCGGTAATACCCACACCTTTAGTGACTGCTCGCAACAACTCGATCTGACCACGAACGCCCAGCGCTTGACCGATAATGTCCGGGTTAGCAATCTTGTCGAACAATTCACGTTGCTGCATTGCCGTGCGCTCACGTTGCAGCATGGCGTTAGACCCTTTCGGCATGACTTTGGAATCGCCTTTAACCGAATTGTCATTGCTGTACATCATGTTATGCAGCCACAGCGCCTCAATGACTCGACGAATGACGCCGGTATCAATGTGTCCGATTGCTGCTTTAATGCCTTTATTCGCGCTCTCCATGAGCATTGACAGCCCAGATGCTGTGCTGCCTGCGCCGCCTATGTTTTCGTTGCCGTAAATGTAGCGAGGAATGTTGGTTGCATCATCGGCTTTGGTTTCAAATTTCTCGAATACGGCCATTAGTTCAGCTGCGTTGCTTTTTGGCTGGAAAAAACTGATTGCCGGGCTGTTGCCGGTACCCATCCGATCACTGTTAGTTTGCCAAACCTTCCAGGGGTAAATGTCCTCCGGATCTTCACCAGGCGCGAGCCTGTCCATCGATACATCCACTTGTGGGCCAGAACTGATCGCCAGGTTGTTCACCAGTGAGCGAGCACTAGCGTTGCAAATGTCCTGAATATCGTCCATCAATTCCGGAATAGCTATTCCCCAGAACGAACCAGAAACTTCTTGAAAACTGGCCTTGTGATATGGCCGGCGGTGCATCGGGTCGCTGTGCATAATGCAACGAATGCAGTGCTGACCAATCAGAATCGCTTCAACTTGATACTCCATCAACGGATCAGGGACTTGATCGGGGTTCATGCCCCACTGCAACAATGTGAGGCCTTGAACGCCTCCCCAGTAGAGCAGTGCATCGATTGTATTGTCACCGAGCAACCATTCATGCTCGCGGCCTTCAAGCCGAGCTCGCTCCTGATCACCCCAGATCCAGTCCCGCAATCCACCTTGACCATATTCGGTCAGAACTTGTCGCAGTGCATCGTCGTCGTAGCCTTCCACACCAATTAAACCGTTGAGCGTTGCCCGGGTGTACCGTGCTCGCTCGATAAGATTGGCTGACGTATCAATGTCGACTGCATCGGCTGAAGGGTACATATCAAACGGACTCACCCGCTCAAACTCTGGTCGGACCTCATCGATCTGTACCGGCTTCCACCCCTCTTTCCATGCCAGCGTCTTGCGTCGACGAAGCACTGGCCCTTTGATAAACGCGGTTAGGTATATTGCAAAATCTTGCGTGAATGACTCAAGCGCTTCAGTCCAGCCGCCCTCGGCCAGCTGATCCTCGATCTTCAGTTCCATCTTATCCGAGGCTTTTTCTGCCAGCTCTTGCGCCCGTTTCTTCGCGTTCTCAACAGCCTCCTCCATCATTTTTTGGACTGTTCCCTGATCAACCTGTTCGCCCTGGGCCTGCATTTCCTGTATCTGAGCCTGAACATTCTGCATCAGTGCCTGCCGGATCGGCTCGGGCACCTCAGCAATCGGGGTTGGCGTTAAACCCCACGGACGCTCATCGACGGGCATAATAACGTCACGAATCCAGCTCTCTGCCGCTCGACTCTTTGTAGTCGTTAACTTGATGTAAACCTCTGACCCACCGGTTTGACGAATAGCAGACAGCTTCTGATCGTCGTATTCCCCCTTGTGTCTACGCAGGCAGTCCAGTAGTCGTTGTTCAACATCACGCTTTGCCTGTTTGTTGTTCTCCCAGCTCTGTCGTATATGTCCAGCTAAGCTGGATTCGACGGTGATCTTACGTTGCAGCTTTTCCTGCTCCATCGCCTGCTCGTTTTCATCACGAACCAGATCAGCGTCTGACTGCCAGTTCATTAGGCCCAATGTCATTGCTGGAACTCCTTCATCACACCGGCAATCACTGATCGTTCATTGTGTCGTCGCTGCATAGCTGCAAACATAAAATCAGATACAGATTCATGTACCGCGTTGAATGCTGCTTCTGGATCTTTAGCGAACTGATTCACGTCAACATCAAACTCAATGATGAAATGGCCTTTCAGTTCAGCCATAATTTTGATCATGCGCTGGCGGTGATTGAATTGTGCATACAGCTTGCCAATATTCGTTGCGAATTTACCAGGCTGCACAGTCAGGTCATCCAACAACTTATCGATGCCCTGCACGATCTCATTACCGTTTGTTTCGATCATGCAAACCCTCTCCAATTAGCTCGTTTCCGGCCTAATGACTGGCCGGGTGTGGTTATTTGTCTGACGAACAGCGGGGCTCTGGCCAAAGTCTCGAACGCTTTAGCGCCGTGTGAAGCCCAGTCGTGTCGTGGCTTGTCCTTCCAGCGCCCCAGGTTCTCGTCCCAGTCCTTTCGGTAGTTGTCCAGGCAATTGACGCCATCATTGCAACCAACCTCACTGAACCAGCAATTCGGCAGAAATCGGCGCACCGCCTCAATGCCTTCTGCGTGGTTGCTGATCCGGGGTATTAACTCGAACGTTATGCCAAATTTCTTGGCGGCCTCCAGCCGACTCTCTCCGGTGCCCAGCTCTCGAACAGCCAAGTCGTGCGGGCCGTAGTGGCTTCCGTAGGTGTAGGGCTTCTCTTTCAGAAAGGCCGCGTAATGCTCAAAGCCTTCGCCGCTATTCTCGTAGTAGTCAATCAGGTGAACCTCTCGGCCCACTACCTGAGCGAACCAGATCACCATCGCGTCACTCATGCCCAAATCCCATGCGGTTAGCACAGGAAGGCTTGCGTTGTGGTGAACCTTGTCGGTCAGTCGGGATTCTTTTCGGACATCCCGCATTTGTTTGATGAAGTAGGCGCCGCCGACGGCTTGCTCGAACGCTTCATCCGGAAAGCTCGGATACTCGCGCTTCATGTCGTCGCCAAGGTCTTGTTGCTTCTTGGCGTACCAGTTCATCTGCGCTCTGGTCAGTTCGATGCCATGCTTTAGTTCAAGCAGCTCGAAGTAGTCCATCAGAAACTGGTGGATAACCGCGCCCGATTCCATCTGGTAGGCTGGTTCCTGCCACCAGGGGAAGAAATGGAACGCAAAATCCAGAGCGGTCAGGTCAAGGCCTTGCTCGCTATGCTTCTGGGCAGACCGGGAGTAGTCGAAAAAATACCCGTCCCGCCCCTCCGCAGTTGATTCCAGCGTGATCTTGTTGCCAATACCAACAGCTTCAAACGCGCCGGTTACTATCTCCCGGGCTTTTGCTGGGAACTGGCGGCATATCTTGCCGAACTCTGAAACGTGCAACCGCTGGAGCGTGCCACCCCGGTAACTGGTTGAAACGCCAATCTTTGACCCGTTGCTGAACTTATAGCCCAGAGTCTTGTCGCTGGTGGGCTTCGGGAAATACAGGTCAATCTGCTTGAATATCTCCAGCCATTCCTCGTCGACGTTCTCGTAAGCAAAGCGGATCTTATTGTCGAAAATGTCCTGAGCGTCATCTAGCTTGTGGCAGATACACCCGGCGCTAAAGTCTTTCCTGAACAAACAGTCGTCCAGTGCATCCAGCATTTCGAAGGTCGTAAAGCCAAGCTGGCGGGCTTTCAGTATCAGATCCCGGCAATGGCCATTGATAAAGCGGTGACGCTGTGCCCGGTTAGCCCTGAATCGAACCTTTTTACCGTCCTTGTTCTTGATGTAGTACAGCCGGTTCAACCTGAACCACTTGTTCGCCAATGCCTTGATCAGCAATTCTTCGGTATTGAGTTTGCCCGCCTTGTGCAGCCGGATGAACTCATCTCCCGCCTTGACGACTTCAATCATCAATCTGCGACCTTGGCGAGCAATTCCTCCAAGGTCTTGCCGGCTGCGGTTTCGCCATCGTCATCCAGGTTATTGGCTTGACGCTCAAGCTGGATCAGTCTCTGCAATGCCTGAGTGCCTGAGTTGATGGCGTTGCCGATGGCTCGAATGTCAAACTCGACCGGTTTATCGGGGTCCACTTTCTCTGGCGGCTTCATCGCGTCATCGATCAACTCAGCAAAGCGGTTAGTTCGTTGCTGCCAGCCAGAAACAGAATTCTTGTGGTTGGCGATGATCTTGGCATTTTCTTCTGCAGCAGCCTCGACAATCTCATTGTCATCCGTCTTGCCGGTGGCCAGCTCAGTGGCTTTGTGGCGAGTGCGCTGATTGATCTGTTTAGTCAGATCCTTTTTCCAGCCACGTTCTTTGGCCTTGTTCGCTACCGACGCATTGCTGCAGTTGTGGCGCTCTCCAAGCTGGCGAGTTGAGTATTTGCCGGTACGGTAGTCTTTCTCGACTGCCTCCCAGTCAATACGTTTACGCGCTGCCATGTTCACACCTGTTTGGTTTGTTAACTTATCTGTTAACTGTCTGTTAATTGTTTAACTCACACCTTCACAGGCGTTAGATGACTGGGCGCCTCCCTGCGAGCCATGTGCTGAGCAATGCTCAGTAAAAACCCCGCTCGGTGGTGGGGCTCTTACGGTGCTTACTCGGTGTATTGAGTTGCTACTTTCCGGGCATCTCACCCGGCTGGATTGGATCACCTCCTCACTCAAGGGCGCCTCACGGCGGGCCGGGAACATCGGGCGTCTCACGACGTGCCGATTCTGTGTCAGGCTGACTGTGCATCAGCTTGCGAATCTGGGTGATCTGGTTGTTGCAGGGGATTAACTCTCGGTCCCATACCTGCGATACAGTTTTGAGTAAGTCGCCGGTTTCCATGCCGTAGTGCATGTATCCGAGGCTTACCGGTGTGTCTTCCGGCTTAATGCAGGGCTTTAACAGCTCTGCCGGGATCTTCACATACTCAACGGGGCCCGGTACCGGAATGTACTCAGGAACCGTCGTGGTGATTACTCCGGGGTTGCTCGAACAGGCTGATAGCATTATCAGGGACACGATGGCGCAAAGCCTCGTGCTCCGCTTTAAGCTCATCAATTTTCTTGAACTGGTGCTCAATGATTTCATTCGCGGCCTCGTAGATTCTGGCTGTCTCGACCAGGGCGGCCTGTTCAAGTTTATTGCGGTTGATCAGCTCTTGATTGCGCTGCTCCAGACGTTCCTGCTGTTCGTTGTAGAACGCTAATCGGCGCTCGGTGGCAATCTCTTGTGCTTGATTGACGGCGGCCTGCTGTTTGGCGGCCAGCGCCAAGGCTGCCGTGCGCTCGTCGTGGTATTGCTCCCGATACCAGA